GGGAGGGACGCTTGGGTCAATGGCGCACCCCGCTGTCCCGACCGCTTCGCAGCCTCTCCGGCTGGACGGCATCATCGCGCAGGCGTCCCAGACCTACCTCAAGCTCTGCGGCTTCGTCCTGTTTTTCCGGATGCTGGCCGCAGGAGCGGGGGAAGTGCTGCCCTCGGGTGCAGGCGTTTTCTGCGCGATGCTTTTAGAGGTCTGCTCCGGCTGTGACCTGGCTGCAAAAAGCGGTCGGTTCGCCAGTATGCTGTGCTGCGCGGCGCTGAGCGTGCAGGGGCTTTCTGTCCTGATGCAGGTGCGGACCATCTGCCCGCCCGAGATGACCCTCCGCCCGCTCTACCGCGCCCGGCTGCTCCATCTGCCGCTTTCGCTGCTGATATTCTATCTTCTGCTTCCTCAGCGGGCGCAGGAGACGTTCAGCACCCTGTGCGGCCGCGTGACCACGATGCGCCGCCTCCCGCCCGACTGTGCGCTGCTGGTGTTTCTCGGCTGCTGCTTTGTGGTCTGTGAGCTGAGCCGCGTCCTTGCAAAGGAGCCGAATCAAACACAGAGGGATAAAGTTACGAATCAATCTTGACAGCTCCCGGCTTTTATGGTAAAATGTCACACGTTGCAGAGATCGCAATGTGCTACTGTGGCTCAGCCGGTAGAGCAGCTCACTCGTAATGAGCAGGTCGTCCGTTCGAATCGGATCAGTAGCTCCAAAGTAAAATCCCCGAAAAGTGGCTTCGCGCCTAGCTTTTCGGGGATTTTTGTTTGGCTGGGAAAATACGTTTCGAGGGGGATGTGGGCGCTAATTACCCCCATTTCGCGGAAAGTTTTTTTGAAATGCAAGTCAAAATGCAAGTCAAAAAGGGGGAGAAACAAGGCGGTCAGCCCGAGTTGGCACAGGATTTTTTGAGGTAGGTATCCAGACGATTGATTTTTTTCTTTTTGAATTTTTTATCGAGGGCGGTGTAGATGCCCAGCGTGACCGAGATGTCCTTGTGGCCCATCTGATCGCGGGCGGTCATGACGTCCACACCGGCGAAGTACATCAGGGTGCAGAAGGTATGGCGGAGCTGGTGCGGGGTAAAGGTGTCGATGAGCATGGGCAGGCCGCCCGGGCGGTTTTTGTTTTGCTGGCCGTCGTAGCCGTACTTGACGTTAAGGTCGCGCATGTAGCTCTCCCACAGGCGCTTCCAGCCCTGCTCAGTCATCTGCCGGCCTTTGGGATTGTGGAGCACGTAGAGGCAGCCGTCCTGCTGGGTGAGGAGATAATCGACAAGGACCTTGGGGATGCTGACGACGCGGACGCCGGCAGGGGTCTTGGGGATCTTGACCTTTTTGGCGCGGAAGTCGTAGCCCTTACTGACCGTGATGGTGGCGTCGTCGAGGTCGATGTCGGCCCAGGTGAGGGCAGTGGCCTCGCTGCGGCGGAGGCCGGAGTAGAGCAGGAGCATCGCAGCCCGCTGGGCAGTGTGGGGCGTCTCACGGATCCAGCGCTGCTGCGCCTCGGTGATGGGGTCGCGGGACTCCGACGCAGCCCCGGCGGGGGCGATGGTCTTGATCAGAGGGTTGTACATCACGATCTCCGGGATGGCGAGGTTATACGCCGCCTTGGCGCTGCCGCGCAGATTGGTGAGGGTAAAGTGGGAGAGAGGCGGCTTGCCGTCGTGCCAGTCGGCCAGCGCGTTGAGCACCCGCTGGAAGTCGGACGCGCGCAGCTCAGAGGCCGGGACGTCCACCAGCTCGCCCCAGTGGGCTTTATTGGTGGCCAGCCGGTCAATGCTTTTTTGGCTGATGCCCTTTGCCTTTTTGGACGCGATCAGGTTATCGTACAGGGTGCCTAAGGTGGCTTCGGCCTGCTCCGGATCCATGCCCTTGCCGATGGCAGTGCGATACGCTTCGGCAGCAGCGCGGGCCTCACGCTCCGTGGAGCCGTAAAAGGACTTAAACTTTTTGCTGCCATCGTCCGCTTTGCCCAGATAGATACGGTAGCGGTAGCGGCCGTCAGAACCTTTTTTATTTTTGGCCATAAAAACTCCTTTCCGATCTGCTTGCCGATACACATGAGGTATGGTATACTGGATGTGTCAGCAGGCAGAGAGTCATTGACTACGTTTTTCTCCGACATTGCACCCCCATGCGCACCTCGGCAGCTTTTTCGTACAAGGCTGCCGGGATCTTTTTTACACAAACGCCCCCGCTGGTGGAAACACTGGCGGGGGCGTTTGGTTATGTATCGGCGCTCAGGAGGTCGGCGGGTCTGATGTGCAGAATGTCGCAGAGTGCAAAGAGATTATCGATTTTGGGCTGGCCTGCGCCTCGCTCATAATAGCCGATCGTGCCGATGGTGACACCAAGCTTCTCCGCAAGTTCCAGCTGCGTCAGCCCGGCGGCCTGCCGTGCCTCCCGGATGATGCGGGCAGATTCGGGATGGGGGCGGGTGGACATAAATAAGCACCTCGATTCTAAATTATAATCTGAATTATAAACTAAGGATTGAAGATTACGAACCACTCCACCGCCAAGCGTGGCGGAAGCCTTTGGATTCGGCTTCCGCAATCGTCGAAGCATAAAAATCACCATCGGAAGGGTTGATTATGACTCGGTCATACTGTTGGTCAAACGGTAAGTGATAGATTTGATCTCCATCTTTTGAAACATTGCATTTAATAAGAGGGTATTCTTTCATGGGAAAATTCTCGACAGCAGTGATGGCAAGATAGTCAGCGCAGGACTTTGCTAAATCTGAAAGAGAGGTGGTTGTAATAAACAGGCTTCCAACTGTGCAATCAGGGTGTTCCATTTTTTGAAGAATAGTTGTTCCATAAAGCTGAAAAATATGTTTCTCGTGAATTGTTTTTTCGACAGACCATCTCTTACATTGAATAACGTACATCTTTTTGTCTTTGGAAATAATCAAATCACGGCCCATGTCTTCAAGGCCTTCAGTTGCACCGAAATAGCGAACCTTATAACCTTTTTGCTCGTAACAGTAACCGACATAACGTTCATACTCGATGCCAACCTGCCAATTGCTTTTTTGCCGGCCAGAGTACCGATCGAGTGCAAGCTGAAGCCTGTCTGTTTCGGAAAGCGTCTGGTACTCCTGTGGAGAAAGCCAATTTTTTAATGTTGAATATTCGTTTTCTGGAGTAGCAGCAATATTTATAACGGATGCCAGATCGTCCGCACTGATCTCCTTAAAATCAGAAAGCCATGGAAAAACACTTTCGTAAAGAGAAAGCTGATACTCGAGCAGTTTGCATTGCTCTTGAAGTGTACGTTTTTGACAAGAGATCTCACGAACCTTTTCTGCTGCGGTAAATGCGGGACGCACTTTATTCTCCAGATTGGAAGCCGCTTTCAAATCAATCAAATAAAGGCAATCGGCAAATTGTTTGGCAAAGTAAGGAGTATCGGGGTGTTCTGCATGCAAAATGGAATCCAACATGGCTTGATTTTCCTTTAATTGCTTTTCACGTTCAGCAAGAAAACGTTTCTGACAATCAAGATCAGCCATATAAGAAGCTAAGGCCTGCTGACGGTGAACATCCAAATTATTACGAGCATCGGCCGCCATTGTATTAAGGCGTTCGATTTCCTGCTGCTTTCTGGAAATGGTTTCGTCTAATGAAGCAATCTTCTGAGAATAATCTTTTTGGCGGGTAAGAAGCTGCTGATCCCGAATTTTCAAAAGCCGCTCGGTTTCAAGGTTTAGGTTTTTTTCGGCGCCTTGCTCGAGTTTTTTGTAGGTTTCATAGGATTCTGTCAGTTTTTCAATCCACTGCTTCTTTTGAGCGATTTCAGCATCCAGACGAACGGCAGTTGCTTCTCGTGAATGCTGCTCTTGCTGATGTCCGGTCTTATTACCCCATAGGTAGCCAACAGTCAGAGAAAGGAGGGCAGAACCGCCAACGATATAGTATAAAAGCAATCGGAAATCCTCCAGACCTTTTTACTTGAATATAGAGGAGGAACCTGCAAGGGCAAATGATGTTAGCCGCTTTCTCATTTATGATCCCTCCATATACAGATTAACCGCTTTGGTACAGCCAGAGCGGTTATTTTTTATGCTTCCTTTGCGCCCAGGCCAGACGCAGGGCATTTTTTATAATAGCCGGTACGGCACAGATCCTCGGCGTAGTCCATCACCTTAGTCTGGCCCTCGTCGTTGAGCTGGTCGAAGCTGTCCAGTAGCTTCACCTGAGTGGGGGTGAGTTGAGTCTTACCGTTTGCGGTATCGTCGGACAGGTCGTCGAGAGTATAGCCCATGCAGTGAACCACGGCGGAAACAGTGGACAACTGGGGGTCTTTTGTCTGACCAGCAAAGAGCTTGTTCAGAGTGCCTTTAGGTACACCAGAGGCGCAAGAGATTTCTTCAATCGTCATGCTACTGCTCTTTTTCAATCGATTTAGATTTTCAAGCCACACGGGAATTTTCTCCTTTCGTAGTATGGCTCCATTATAGATAATAGAACCCAGCAAGTCAATAATAAATTACCGAATTGTATAAAATATTTCGGGAACGGTATTGACAATTACCGTTTAAGGATGTAGAATCAAAACGAATTTACCGTATACGGTAAATCAAAACGAGCGAAAGGAGCGTAAGCGATGGACAATTTGAAAGCTGAGATGCAACGGAACGGCCTGACGGTAAAGGACATTATGAGCACGATTGGATGTTCAGAGAAAACTGCCCGAAACAAAATCAATGGAGAAACTGATTTTACATACCCGGAAGCTGAAAAAGTTCGGAACGTGCTTTTCCCGGGGCTGAGGATGGAATATCTCTTTTGCCAGCATCGCAGTTGACCGCTGACCCGCCGAAGAGTGCGAGAGGAAGGAGGAAAAGTGAAAGAAGAAAAGAAAAAAGCCCGCCAGAGGCGGGCAAAGATGCTGAGAATGGATGAGGTACCGGCAATTACGGTCACATATCGGGAAGCGAATCGGCGAACTCATCAAGAATCGAGCCGGACATATCAGAGTAGTGCTCAAGAATGTCCTGCTCCCGGGAAGAAAGTCTCCCGGTCTCAAGCAGATAATCGCAGGAAGCATTAAATGCGAAGAACTCTGCGTAAGAGATATTCGGCAGGTGAAAACGAATTTTGGCAGGGAAACCACGAGCGGCGTTTTTAACAAGCTGAATATCTGCGGGAGACATATCCTCGAACCAAGAATCTGGAGCGGACTCGAGCGATTGCAGCGCACGAGTCAACAGCGGAATATCTTTGGGGCGGACATTGAATTTGAAATGCATAGAAGATCACCTCCTTTCTGCACAAAGTATATCATCAACATAAATTTATAGCAAACGAAAGGAGCTGACCCGCCGAAGAGCGCGGGAGGGAGGAGGAAAAGTGAAAGAAGCAATCGTTTGGCTGCTGGCGGTGTGGGCGATGAACATTGCAGCCGTGTGGGTAGCGAAAGTATGGCTGCATGGCGAGAGACAGGGGTATATCCTGTTTTCCATCGGCGTGAGCTACTTATACACGGTGCTTGTGCTTTGTGAGTGGCTGGTGCCGGGGTTCACGCAGCTGTAGCAGTTCCTGCCGCATAGCCTCGACGGCTTCATACTCAGCAACCTTGAGTTTTTCTAAAACATTGGTAGATGCAGGAGAAGAGCGGAATTCCATAAGCAGCGCTGAAAGCGCACTGAGTTTTTTACAGGTAGCATCCTCTTCAGAGAAGAGGATCGCATAGGAACAGCGGGCAAGCAAATCGCCGGCGGAAGTACGATCCAGAAGATTCATGCAGCGGTCAGTGGCTTGGAAGAACTGCTGGTAGGCTTCGACTTTGGCGTGGAAAAAGAGCTTGTCGGATTCAAGTCTATAGGCATACAGGTTGGAACTACGAGCAATGAAGACCTGTGCAATGGAAGCGAAGAGGGCGGCTGCGGCGGAGATGAGAGCGGCAAAGGAGGAAACAAGGGTCAATTTTTCGACAAAAGTCATAATTACACATCCTTTCTGAAAGGATTGTATCACGCAGCGGGGAAGCGGACAAGGAGCTGACCCGCCGAAGAGTGCGGGAGAAAGGAGGAAAGATGTTTGCAAATCTGGTGGTGGAGCTGAAGAAGCATCACTACAGCCAGCGAGGGCTGGCGGCGTACATTGGGATCTCGGAAAGCTCGATGAATGACAAAATGAATGGCCGGACTCAATTTACCCTGCGGGAGATGAAAGCCATTCAGGCGGTATTCGAAGGCCGTACACTGGACTACCTGTTTGAAGAAAAAGAATGAGCACCTGTGTTGCAGCACAGATGCCCAAAGGGAAAAGGATTGACCCGCCGAAGAGTGCGGGAGGGAGGAGGAAAGATGAACGACGAGAGCAAAAAGCCTTGCGCTCCTGTGGAAGAGGAGGGCAGGGACTACGATGCACTGGGACTGTTCCGCCGCGAGGGAGACAACGAGACCCTGATGGCGGCGATGGGCCTGTGGGAGTTTCTTCCGGCATGGATGGACGCCCGGCGGATGGCGCTGGTTGACCCAGACTATAACCGGAAAATATCGGCTATGGTCGCTGATCTGGCCGGAACGGTGCAGAAAGCAGCTCAAGAGATGGCCGAATGGGGTCAGGAAGAGTGCGCACCGGGCAGGATGGAATAAATTCCAGCGGGATACGGCCGGACTCAAACATCAGATAAAGGGCGGCTGTACACATTTCGCAATTCTGGAGGCCGATTTGATTTGCATGGTCACAGGGCGTCGGCGGCGTCCAGACCGGCACGGCGTTCGGGCGAGCGATACAACGTATCTCAGACCCGGCGGGAGGCAGGATGCCCAACGAATCAAAAGGACAGCGTATCCGAAAGTAAAATTTGTAGAGGCCTATCAAAGAATCACCTCCTTTCCGGGGGTATTGTATCATAGTCCAAAGAGAACAAGATGGAAAAAGTAATTATAATAATAAGAATACAAATTTTGTATGCAAAAATCAAATGCTGCGATTTGATTTGTCAAGCTTGTGAAAAAATCGAAAGATTTTTGTATAAGTTCACCACACACAACTGACCCGCCGAAGAGTGCGGGAGAAAGGAGAAAAAATATGAACCGTTACATGATCGTGATCCCGGCGAAGAACCGGAGTTTTGTGCTCAAGTGCGACGAGGGGGACGGCGCGAAGTTGGAGACCCTGCAGAAGCTGGTGAGCGGATATGTGGAGACCGTGCCGTCGGCACTGGACGCCACCTGGGCGCGGGAGAAAGCCGACCGGCTGGTGCTGCTGGTGGACGAAGAAGGCCGAATGAAGTGCAAGCCTGCGAACCAGAAGGCCACGCAACTTGCCCCGGCGGACTTTACGGCGAACGGCAAGCTGCCCATCGTGGGCGCTGCCGTGCTGATGTTCCAGCGGGGCGACGAACTGCTGGGGTTTACAAAGCACGTGGCCGACACCATTTGCAGCGAGTGGCTGTGAGGAGGGGATGACCATGCGGAAGGCAAAGGTCTGGGACGCGAGGCAACTGCCTGCGTATCTGACCGTGGCGCAGTACGGTGAGCTGATGGGCATCTGCCCGAAGACGGTGCGGCGGATGTGTCAGAGGGGGGAGCTGCCCGCACACAAGGAGGGGCCGAAGCTGTGGCGCATCGACAAAAACGCAGCGCTGGAGCAGCGGCAGGAGGCTATGGAGATCTGCCAGCGGAACGCCAGGAAGGCCCCGAAAAACAAAAAGCCCGCCGGTGCTGGAACACCGACGAGCCTCCGAGTGACAGGTTGAAAGGGCCTATCACCAGAACGATTTTACCACAGCGAAAGGAGATTTGCAATGAAAATGAGGATACGGGCGCTTTACCTGACCGGCACTGCGCTGCTGATCGGCGCGGCGGGGGTGGGCGACGGCATCACCTTTGACACCGTGGGCAGCTGGACGGGTGCGGTCATCCTGGCCGTGCTGCTGGCCGCC